GGCTTCGATTCCATTCTCAACACCGCCACTTACACGGTCAAAGGCTCGCGCCGGAGCCGTGTAAAGCTGTGGTGCAGGTACCAAAACCCGCACGCACACGCCGCGCAACAGGTGGGAATAACCAACCCACTACTGTACGCATGGGAAGTGATACCGTTCTCGTTTGTTTTCGACTGGTTCCTTTCAGTTGGAGACTACTTGACGGCACAGACAGCACTGCAGGGGGTTCAAATCCTCAAGGCAATGTCGTCTGACACTCTGGTTTGGGACGGTCAAGTAATTGATTCGTTTCCGGGCTACAGTGGTGCATTCAGCACCTACCATCCGTGGGACCTCCTACGGACGTGCAAGGGCCGCTTGTATTCACGTTCCTCGCTCTTTGTTAGCCCCTGGACGCTACACCCCGCAGCAGGCAACGGCCTTAACTGGCAGAAGACTGTGACGGCGTTAGCACTTTTGCGCAGCAATGCGCGGTCCCTCGACAAGATCCGGATATAGATCTCTGGGTCAGTCACCTCACTTTCCAATGGAAGGAATACTGCAATGGCAGCAATCACCCTGAAGAACAACGCCGGGTCGAACGTCACGTTCGACCAGTTCGCCATCCGCGAGGATGAACTCTCGTGGAACGAATCCGGCGCCACGTCGATCCTGGGTACCACTCGTGCGAAGGTCTATCGGAAGCTTCCGACGGACCTGGCCAACGGTGTCTACCGAGGGGGCGGCAGCCTGCTGCTCCCCCAGGTGACGGACGGTGTCCTCGATGGCACTTTCCGCATGCGCTTCGACTTCGATCGGCCGGGAGTCATCTCGGTCGCGAACGTCGACGAAGGTGTGGCTCGCTTCAAGGAACTCGTCGCACAAGCACTCGTGAAAGCGATGTGCGAAAGCGGCGTCATTCCCTCGGCGTAATGCACCCACGCGCCCCGGCGCGTGTTCAATCAGACTGTTTCAACTTCTTTGGAGACTTTCATGTCAACTGTGATTCTTTGGTCCAGCGGCGGTATTCATCTCGAACTCGACACAACGGATCGCGAGATCCTAGTCGGCGTTAATGATGAGTACTACTTCCGCGCCACGGAACTGCGGGAGATGTGGCGATCTCTCTCGAAGGAGGAGCAAAACCAGGTTCAAGCCTGGCTGTTCTCCCCCCAGAGGCAACTGTCCGATGCCCCGACTCTCGAGTCGAAAACAATGGACGTGACGGAACTGGACGAATCGACGAGTACGAAAGTGCTCCGAGAAGCGTTTGGTCTGTCATACGGGGGGACTAACTAGTCGTCTGGTTGGTTTCTTTTGCCTTTCAACGTTTTGGAGGTAGAATGCGCAAGACACGAAATAGACCTGTCAATCGCGGCCTTCGGGCCGAGATCATCCGCCGGCGTGACAACGCCGCACTCGCAGGTTCTATTGCAGCCTTGGCTGCAGAGTACGTGGCCCCGGAAGGGACCGTGCTCATGGTCGCAAGAGACTTGTACAGCTCTCTAGACACAGAGTTTTCGAGGAAGTGTGAGTTTCTCCTTAGATCGAATCAGCTTGAAAAACTGGTGAGGTTAGAGGTGGACGCTCGTGCATACTCGAACGCCCGTGATTATGAGTTAGACCGCCAAGCTGCGGACTTTCTCAGAAAATGTCCTTTAGAAATAGAGGGTGTTGATCCGGAAGCGGCAGCGCGGGAGAAATTCCGCGACGCAGAGCTGCTGTGCGCGCAGACGAACGCAAGGTTCCGTCGAGATCCTAACGGGGCTAACGCCCCACCCGAAGTAAGACAGGCATTGGGCCTGTCCATGGGTTTTATTCAGGATGTTCTCGGGACTCGCGTGAATCCGCGCGAATGGGTTGAGAGTTGTCGTTTTGGCCCAGGTGCCTTTAATGGCGCCTACCCAGGCCTGACGTCGGTTTACGATAAGCTGCAAGTCCGCCCGGGGGTCACAAAAGACTTCCTGGCTCCGGGAGCGATGCTGTGTTCCAGCTCGCCTTCCTGGGCTGCGTCCGTCACTGACGATGAAACGGAGGGGTTCCACCCTTTCGTGTCAGAGTCACACATGGACGTAGTCGCAGGGAACCGCATAACGTTCGTTCCGAAAACCGCCACAACGCACCGGACAATCGCAATCGAACCGTTGGTGAACGTCTATGCCCAGCTCGGGCTTGGACGTATGATCCGACGACGGTTGAAGTCCTTCGCGTATATCGACCTTGACGATCAGGAGCCTAATCAGCTTTTGGCCCGAGAGGGATCGATACGTGGTTTCTTGGCGACAGTAGACCTCTCATCCGCTAGCGACACAGTCGCTCGCAACGTGGTTCGCGCGCTCCTCCCGGAGGCGTGGTTCACGTGCTTGGATTCCTGCCGTTCAAAGGTGGGGAAACTTGATGGTGAGTGGTTATACTACGAGAAGTTCTCCTCAATGGGGAATGGTTTCACGTTTGAGCTCGAGACGCTTGTTTTCTGGGCGCTCGCGAGGTCAGCGTGTGTCATCGCGGGGGAACCTGAAATGGTTTCCGTCTACGGTGACGACATCATACTGCCCTGTGCGGCCTACGAGACTTTAGCCGGCCTGCTCGAGTATTTCGGCTTCCAGGTTAACACCAGGAAGACGTTTACGAGCGGGCCGTTTAGGGAATCGTGTGGCACAGACTGGTATGAAGGAAAGAACGTCCGTCCCTTCTTCCAAAAAGAAGTACCCAAAGACCTGCATGAGGTCTTCGCCCTCGCCAATGCTCTCTCTGCTCGGGCGCGGGATCTTGGCACTGGCTTCGGCCGTGCTTCGATCCTACACCGAGCGTGGAGGACGGCGATAGAGCGAGTGCCCCGTGTCATCCGAGAAAACCTTGTGGTCCCCGCTCACGCGGACGACCACTCGGGGCTCAAGGTGACATGGGACGAGGCTGCCAAATCCCCATTCGTCGTGCGAAAACGCGGCTGGTGGGCTTGGTGGACTCTTGGGTTATCGCTAGAACCGGACCAACCGGCTTTACCAGGAAACTTCCTGGGCGGACGAGCTTCATTGCTCTACCGTGCGAAGGACGGGTTTGGTGCTGATTATCGTCCGGCGCCTCCAAGGCTCGGACGGGATACACACCAAGTTGTGAAGGAACTCATCTTCCCAGATGAGTGGAGTGACTACGGCCCCTGGATAGGGGCACGGTAGTCGTTTCCTGGGATAAACCCAGTGG